GTTATCTCAAATTAAGGCAGTTATTAAAAGCGATAAACGACTTAAAAAATGTAAGCGTACAGAAATGGAAAGTTTTTCTGACTATCCACAATCTGTAAGGAACAATGCTAAAAGAGGTATTGAGTTAAATAAGAAAGTAAACAATAAATGTGCTACGAATATAGGGAAAATTCGTGGAGCAGATTTGGCTGCTGGTAGACCTTTAAGTATGGAAACTATCAAACGTATGTTTTCATATTTAAGTAGAGCAGAAGAATACTATAAGACTGGGGATACAGAGGCTTGTGGTTATATATCTTATTTACTATGGGGTGGTAAATCGGCAAAGAGTTGGGCAGAAAGCAAAATCAAACAGAATGAAAAATAAAGACAATAAAATACCAAGTAGGACAAGTCCAAGAGCAAGTAAAAGAGGATGCTTATGTAAGGATGGTAAGTACTCAAAAAAGTGTTGTGATGGTAGCTTACAAGCACAGGGAATAGGTAGAACATCAACTACTGTATAAACGAAAATACAAATTAATTTTTTTAATACTATATAATTATATGAAACCAAGTGAAATGTTAGACCAAGTAAAAACTCTTTTAGGAGTTGAAGTAAAACTTGAGCAAATGAAATTAGAAAACGGAACTGTTTTAGAAGCAGATAAATTCGAGGCAGGAAACGAAATCTTTATCGTAACAGAAGACGAGAAAGTAGCTTTACCTGTTGGAGAATACGTTTTAGAAGACGGTCAAACTTTAGTAATCGAAGAAGAAGGTATCATTAAAGAAATGAAATCTGAAAACGAAGAAGAAGAAGTTGAGGTAGAAGTAGAAGCGAAAGAAGAAGAAAAAGAAGAAATGGGTTACGCTACTAAAGAAGAACTTGCAGAGGTTAAATCAATGATTGAAGAAATCAAAGCAATGTTAGAGCCTAAAGAAGAAATGAGTGAAGAACCAAAAGAAGAAAAACAAGAGTTGTCTTCTGATGTTGTAAACGAAATTCCAGAAGAAGTTAAGCAAGAATTATCTGAACCTGCTGCTGAACCAATTAACACAAACGCAGAAGTTTCTAAAACGGAAGTAAAATTTAATATAGCATCAAAAAGAAAGATGTCTACATTAGATAGAGTAATGAATAAAATAAATAAACTTTAATAAACAATAAATTAAAATTAAATAAAAATGAGTGTATCTTTAACATCAACTTATGCAGGCGAATTTTCAGGCAAGTATATTGCTGCTGCATTATTATCAGCATCTACTTTAGATAGTGGTGCTATTTCTATTTTACCAAACGTAAAATTTAAAAGTGTTATTCAAAAAGGAGCAACTGATGACATCGTAAAAGATGCGTCTTGTGACTTTGTAACTAATCAAGGAACTTTAACTTTAACAGAAGCTGTATTACAACCAGAGGAGTTTCAAGTAAACTTACAATTATGTAAAAAAGACCTACATAATTCTTTTGAAGCTGCTCAAATGGGTTATTCTGCTTTTGATAATTTAGCACCATCTTTCGCTGAATTTGTAATTTCTCACGTTGCTGCAAAAGTAGCTGATAGAACAGAGAAAAACATTTGGAGTGGAGCAACTGCAACAAGTGGACAATTCGATGGGTTTACTGCAAAATTAACTGCTGATAGTGATGTAATCGATGTAGCTGCTGCAACTGTAACTTCTGCTAACGTAATTGCTGAATTAGGAAAAGTAGTAGATGCTATTCCAACTGCAGTTTACGGACAAGAAGATTTAACTTTATATGTTTCTTCAAACGTAGCAAGAGCATACATTAGAGCATTAGGAGGTTTCGCTGCAACTATCGGTGCAAATGGTTCTGACAACAAAGGAACTCAATGGTACAATGGTGGAGAGTTATCTTTCGATGGTATCAACATTTTCGTTGCTAAAGGATTAGCAGATGACACTATGATTGCTGCACAAAAATCAAACTTATATTTCGGAACAGGTATCTTAAACGACCAAAACGAAGTGAAAGTAATTGATATGTCAGACATCGATGGTTCACAAAATGTAAGAGTAATAATGAGATTTACTGCAGGGGTACAACACGTATTCGGTGGAGATATCGTTCTTTATTCATAGTAAATTAATTAATAATCATTAAAGAGGGTGGGTAAAATAACCTACCCTTTTTTATTTAAAACAATATAAAAATATGGCTTGTTCATTAACAACAGGTAGAAAAGTACCTTGTAAGTCGGCAGTAGGTGGTATAAAAACTATTTACTTTGCTGATTATGGAACTTTAGGAGACGCTACCATATCTGCAGGAGAAATAACTGCATTTGCAGGTACTCCTGAATTTTTTCAATTTGATGTAAAAGGTAGTTCTGCTTTAGAAACTGCTATTAACTCATCAAGAGAAAATGGTACAACTTTCTACGAAAGTACATTAACTATGTCTTTAACTTTTCAAGATAAGGCAACACAAGAAGAATTAAAATTAATTGCACACGCAAGACCTCACGTAGTTGTAGAAGACTATAACGGAAACTATTTCTTATTAGGATTAGAACACGGAGCAGAGGTAACAGGTGGTTCTATTGCTACAGGAGCAGCAATGGGAGATTTAAGTGGTTACTCTTTAACGATAGTAGCACAAGAAACTGCACCTCCTTACTTTGTAACTCCTGCTGCAGTAACAGCAGATGCATCAGCTACACAAATAGACCCAACTGCATAATAATTTTTCTATTTAGGTTTTTAAAAGGGTATCTTAACGGATACCTTTTTTTTTATTTTATTAATACACACAAAAAATAGAATTTATTACTATATACTAATATGAAAGTATTAACGACAAGTACAGATGCACAGACTTTAAAAGTAATACCAAGAAAATACGTTGGAAATGTTACTTTAAAATTACGAGATGATAGCACTAATGAGGTTACTACTGCAAGTGTAAATACAGTTATAGAAAAAGATTATTTAAATATAACTTATGCTTTTAATTTAAAAGAGGGTAGGTATTATGATTTAACTTTATTAAATGGCAACGAAGTAATTTATTTAGATAAAATATTTTGTACAGACCAAACAATAAACCAAGATACCAATGACTACTATTCAGTTAATAAAAATGAGTATGTAAGTAAGAGTGGTAATAATGATTATATAGTTTTATAATATGAATGATTTAAGAGTTTTAAATTTATCGACTTATACAAGTCCTAAAATAAAAGAAACGAAAACAGATAACTTTGTTTCTTATGGAGAGGACAATAACTACTTTCAGTTTTTAATTGACAGGTATAATGGTAGTGCTACAAACAATGCTATTATAAATGGAATGTCAGAAATGATATTCGGTAAGGGTTTAGATGCTACAGATAGTAATAGAAAACCCGAAGCCTATGCACAAATGGTTTCTTTATTTCACGATGACTGTGTAAGAAGATTAGCATCTGATTTAAAATTAATGGGGCAATGTGCTATGCAGGTTATTTATTCTAAAGACAGAAAGAAAATAGCAAGAGTAGAGCATATTCCTGTACAAACTTTAAGAGCAGAAAAGTGTAACGAAAAAGGAGAAATAGAAGCATATTATATGCACCCTGATTGGGCAAACTATAAAAAGAACGACACGCTAAAAAGAATAGAAGCATTTGGTTATGGTAACGAACCAATACAAATATATTATATTAAACCTTACAAAGCAGGTTATAAATACTATTCTCCTGTAGATTATCAAGGTGGTATTCAATATGCAGAGTTAGAAGAAGAAATATCTAATTATCATATAAATAATATTATGAATGGATTAGCACCAAGTATGTTAATCAATTTTAATAATGGTACTCCTGACCCTGAACAAAGACAATTAATAGAAAACAGAATATACCAAAAATTTAGTGGTAGTTCTAATAGTGGTAAGTTTATTTTATCTTTTAATGATGATGCAAATACTGCTGCAAGTATAGAGCCAATACAATTAAGTGATGCACATAACCAATACCAATTCCTTTCTGATGAAAGTATGCGTAAAATTATGGTAGCACACAGGGTTGTATCTCCTATGTTATTAGGTGTAAAAGATAGTAGTGGTTTAGGTAATAATGCAGATGAATTAAAGACTGCATCTTTATTAATGGATAACACAGTTATACGACCATTTCAGACACTTTTAATAAAAGCCTTTGATGATATATTAGCTTACAATGATATTAGCTTAAACCTTTATTTTAAGACATTACAACCTTTAGAATTTAAAGAATTAGATAATGTAGTAGATGAAGAAACGAGAGAAGAAGAAACTGGAGTTAAATTATCTAAAGAAAACGAAGATTTTAATGATGAAGAAATGCTTAATGCATTAGATGGAGAAGAAATATCTGATGAGTGGGAACTTGTAGAGAAAAGAGAATATTCAGAAGATAATGAAAGCGTAGAAGATTGGGCAGATAAATTAATAAAAGAAAAGAAAAGTACATTAAATAAATTAGCAGACTTTATAAAATCTAAACCTAATGATAAAAGTAAGTTAGATAAGAGTTACTATAAGATACGTTATGAATATTCAGAAAAGTATTCAAGTGGTAATTCAAGAAAGTTTTGTAAGAATATGATGAGTAGAACTGCAAAAGGTGTTGTATATAGAAAAGAAGATATAGACCAAGCAAGTTTTAGTGGTGTAAATAAATCTTTTGGACATAAGGGTAATAACTATTCTTTATTTAAGTACAAAGGTGGTGTAAATTGTGGGCATTTTTGGAGTGAGAATTTATACAGGTTAAAATCTAAAACAGAAAAGTATATTTCAAAAGGTAAGGAAGTTGATAGCATACCAAAGAGTTACACACCAAAAGGAGAAGAGTATAAGACTGCTGAAATAGCACCAAAGGATATGCCTAACAATGGGCATCACCCAAATTATAAAGGATAAAATATGGCAACTGCATTATTTATAAATAGAACAGATTTAGTTAAGAACAGTATCCTTGATGGAAACACTGATACAGATAAGTTTATACAATTTATTAAGGTAGCACAGCAGATAAATATACAAAATTATTTAGGTACTGATTTATACAATAAGATTAGTGCAGATATATTAGCTGGTACATTAACAGGTAATTATTTAGCTTTAGTAGAAGACTATATACAACCTATGTTAATACACTATGCTATGATGGAGTATTTACCATTTGCTGCATATCAGATAAAGAATGGTGGAATAAGTAAGCATAATTCAGAAAATGCAGAAAGTGTTTCAAAAGATGAGGTTGATTATTTAGTAAATAAAGAAAGGAATTTTGCAGAGTATTACACAAGAAGATTTATAGATTATATAAGTTTCCACGAAGAAGATTTCCCAGAGTACAACAGTAATAACAATGAGGATATAAGTCCTGATACAAATGATTTATTTAACGGATGGGTGCTGTAATATATAAGCCAAAACAATCTAACATAATTAAGTTAGAAAAATATTTAACTGATACAAAAGGTAAAAAAGATAAAAATGATAAACTGGGGAAAAATATATAATACTACTTATTGGGGTATTGGGCTATTAAATAATATCTTTTGGGGTATTGTTTACTATAACAACAAGGTAAGAAAAGATTTTGTAGATAGAGTAATTGCAGATGGTGGTGTTGTAGAGAATTCAATGTGTATAAATGTTTTAAAATAAAGATATGGCAGTAAAACCAAAATTAGCAATGATACCGAGTGGTGTTGGAGTAGGTAAATTATATTCTGTACTACCAAGTGATGGTACAGGATACTTTGACTTTTCAAGAAGTGGGAATGCTACAAGGATAAACAAACAAGGCTTAATTGAAACAGTAAGTAGTAACGTACCAAGACTAAACTATCCTTTAATTGATGGGGTTGTAAGTGGATGTCCGAGTTTGTTGTTAGAGCCGAGTAGGAGTAATTTATTTCCATATAGTGAGGATTTTGAAAATTCTGATTGGACTAAAAACGCAGGAACAACTATAACAAATAATTACGCTATATCTCCAGATGGCACTTTAAATGCATCAAGATATTTAGGTACAGGAGCAAGTGGTTTAGGAGATAAATTTACATTAAGCGCAACAGAATATACTATTTCTTTTTATGTAAAGAGTAACACAGGACAAAATCAATTTTGTAGAATTATTATTGATAGTTCTAATGTTAGCAATAATATAGAAGTTACAACAGAATGGAAAAGAATTACTTTTACTGCTCAAGGAAGTGGATTATCAAATAAAACAAATGGTATATTTAGAGATAGCAACAATAACGATATTGATATATTAATTTGGGGTGCACAATTAGAACAAGGCAGCTACGCTACATCTTACATACCAACGCAAGGGAGTGCAGTTACGAGGGTGGCTGAAACTTGTAGTCAAACACCACCAAGTGGTATAATAGGGCAAACGGAGGGGACTATGTATGTAGATGTAGATATAAATACTTTAAGTACAGACGGTCAAGTTTTAAGATTAACTAATGGAACAAGTGGTTTTGGTAGGATAGTTATAGAAAGAAACCCTTCAAATCAAAACCAAATAAGAGTAACTCAATGGGGTGGTTCTATATTGACTTTTTCTATTTCAATTGGAAACAGATACAAAATAGCAGTAGGTTATGATAGTTCAAATTCAAATGTTTATGTAAATGGTTCAAGCATAGGTACTTCTTTTTTTACTAATGTAGCTGAATTAAATAAAGTAAGTTTAGGATGTAATGAAGTAGGTGGTTCTATTTTTAATGATACAATAAAAGAAACCAAACTTTACAACACAAGATTATCAAACGCAGAATTACAAGCATTAACAAGTTAAGAGTAACAATTACCCTTATGATAAGAACAAGAGTAAATCTTTACATAACAAACACAATAAGATAAGAAAATTAAAAAAACTATACATATAATATAATAACCAATAGTTATAACCAAAAGTGATTAAAATATAAAAATATGATACGAATAGCCAAATACGAATTTCTTGACAAAGAACAAGCAGAAACTAAAATAAACGCTTCAGGAACTGCAACTGATGAAAACGGAAACGAATACCCAACGCATAAACATACAATAGTACATTTAGGTAACATTGTGTTACAACAAGGAG